GGGTTGGGATCACCTGAATGACGCAATTGGATACGGCGTACAATACCTACGTCCTATCAAGAAAGAATACGAAGATAGGCGACCTGACCCTGGCGTGTGGAGACATCAGAGTCACACGCCCAACCGTAATAGAAGACAAATGCTATGAAACACACGCACCAAGAAACTTATAAATAACTAAGACACAAGGACTATTATGACTGAAGATTATGCAGCAGTAATGAGGGCACACCCTCTTTACGAAAAGAACAAATTAAGATGGAAGTTCCTCCTTGATAGTTACTTGGGTGGCGAAGACTATAAACGTGGTAGTTATCTAACTCGCTATGCAACTGAAAGCGACAATGATTATTTGATCAGACAAGACAACACACCAGTAGACAACCACTGCCGAGGGTGCATACAGATATACAACAGTTTCCTGTTCAAAGAAAAACCCACAAGAGAACTGGGCAGTATTGAGAACAACCCCAATTTAGAAAGTTTCATGAGAGACTCTGATTTGGAAGGTAGAAGTTTCAACAACTTCATGAAGGATGCCAGCACACTCAGCAGTGTGTTTGGACATGCGTTTATAATGGTAAGCAAGCCTCAGACCAATGCTCGAACCAGAGCAGAAGAACTAGGACAGAGTGTTCGACCATATGTTAGCCTGATCTCACCCATGAATGTGGTAGATTGGAATTGGCTGCGAACTGAGAATGGTGTCAGTTACATCAACTACATGAAGATCGTGGAAGACAATGATGATGGTAGGACCAGCACAGTGCGTGAATGGACTGATGAACGGATCCGCACGTATCAGGTAGACTTCACACAGCAGATGGCAAAAGAAGAGACTGTGCAACCAAACACATTCGGACGTGTTCCTGTTGTGGTGTTGTATTCACAGCGTGGTATGCAACGTGGATTTGGTATCAGTGACATAGAAGATGTTGCCACAGCACAACGTGCAATCTACAACTTCAATTCAAACATTGAAGAAGGTATTAGGCTAGGCACACACCCTAGTCTGGTTAAAACAGTAGGCACAGAAGCCATTGCAGGTGCAGGATCAATTGTGTTGATGGAAGACAACATGGATCCAGGCTTGAAGCCATACTTGTTGGAACCATCAGGCAACAGCATCAACAGCATACACCAAAGCATTGAACAACAGGTAAGTGCTATTGATCGCATGGCAAACCTAGGCAGTGCCAGAGCACAGCAGGTAAGCCAATTGAGTGGCATAGCAATGGAGACAGAGTTTCAAATGCTCAGTGCCAGACTGTCAGACAAAGCAGACAACCTGGAACTGTGTGAAGAAAACATCTGGAGCCTGTGGGCACAGTATGAGAACTCAGTGTTCAACGGCACCATAGACTACCCAAACAGTTTCAATGTTAGAGACACTGAACGTGAACTCAAGCAGTTGGAACTTGCCAAGAACACAGTGAGCGATCCTGCTCTGTACACAGTGATAGACACTCAGATTGCACAGTTGTTGGACGTGGAAGACTATGAGTACACAGACCCCACACCACAATTTGAAACACACACCATGACCAGCCCAGATGGGACACTAACAGTCACGGTAACCACACAGGCTCAACATCTGAGTCTAACTGCACAAGGATACACACATGATGAGTAAAGAACTCAAGGCCCAATTTGACACACATGAAGCAGTTTGTGCAGAGAGATGGCAACACACAGTCAGCAGGATCAAACGATTAGAAACCATCATGATTGGTACTGCAGGAACAACCATTGTGTTGTTGTTGAGTCTGGTTGTCAAAGGATTCGCATAATGGCAAAGTACTATGGTAAAGAATGCAAAGGACCAGGGTGTGCAGGACACAAAGCAGGTGCACGTTATGTTAGAGCAGGTGGACGTACCCTAACCCGGAGCAGTGCCAGTTTCAATTCAGGCATGCGAGTCGCACAAAAGCAACTACGCAAACGGGGCACAGTTACCAGAATGGCTGTGCGCAAAAGGAGTAGATAAGTAAAATGGTAACCAAGGAGAAAACCATGCCATATCACAAAAAGAAGAAGAAAAAGACTCAAATGAAGCCAAGAAAGTAACATTTGGCTAAATAAACAAAAGAGAAACTCAACTCATTAACTAGGAGGTATGCTTAACAATGGAGCAAGAAACATTGGCAACAGAAACACAGGCAACTGACGCCTTAGAATCTTCAGTAGAAGAAAGTCAGGACCAGAGGAACTACAGTCAAAAAGAATTCGACGATGCAATGGCAAAAACCAGAGCAGCCGCTGAACGACGTGCCCTAAAACCTTATCAGGATCTAGGCGATCTAGACGAATTACGCAACTACAAGTCAGAACTTGAACTGCGTCGTGTAGAAGAACAGAAGTCACGTGGTGAATACGACGAAATCATAAAAGACTTAGCCTCACGCAAGGATGCAGAAATAGCCAAGCGTGATGGTGTGATAGCACAATATCGCATAGAAACTCCCCTAACAGAAGCGGCCGCACGATACAAAGCAGTTGCTCCAGACCAGGTCAAAAGCCTGTTGAGGAACAATGTTAGACTCGCAGAGTCAGGTGATGTAGAAGTGGTTGATGAGTCAGGGTCAGTGAGATACACTGACAACGGAGATCCCATGCGTGTTGATGACCTTGTGCGAACATTTTTGGATACCAATCCACATTTTGTTAGTGCAGGACCTAGCACCACAGCCAGCCGTAACAGCATCCAAACCAGCAGTGCTGAGGCACCTGACGTGTCCAAATTGGATATGAGCAATCCTGAGCACAGAAAACAATATGCTGAATGGCGCAACAAAAGAAATCGTCGTTAAGCATAGCCAATTACTTACTAGGAGATTCTAAAAATGGCTAACAACACAACCATCAACAGTGAACTATTTACAAACCTGTTGACAGAAGCACAATTTGCAATGTACGAAAACAGCATTGCTCGTCAATTGCTCACAACATTTGACGCACCAGCAAACGCAGGAAAAGTATTACAAGTTCCTGTGTACGCATCAGTGGCAGCAACAGCACTAACAGAAGGTACAGCACCAAGTGCCGCAGACACAAACACAACATCAGTATCAATCACAATGGCTGAAATTGGTACATACTTCCAAATCACAGACCTATTACGTGACTCAGCACAGCGTGACGTTATCGCTGACTTGGGCGCACAAGCAGGTCGTGCTATTGGTGAGAAGATGGACACTGACGTGTTTGCACTTTTCAACAGTATCACAGCAAGTGTTGGTACAGAAGATAGTGCAATCACTGTTGATGTGATCATGGAAGCAATTGCAACACTTAGAGCGGCAAAAGTAACAGGCCCTATTAGTGCTGTTATTGGTCCTCGTCAGGCATTGCAACTCAAGAAAGCATTGTACAACGCAGGTGGTACAGTTGCTACAGCAAATGGCTACGGCGCATCAGTTCTTGAGCGTGGTTTCATTGGCATGTTGGGCGGTTGCTCAATCTATGAGTCAAGTTTGGTTAAGTCAGACTTGGACACTGATACCGACACAGAACTAAACATGGTTGGTGCAGTATTTTCACCAACTGCTTTAGGTCATGCTATGCGTGGTGGAATTGTCATGGAAGACCAAAGACAAGCCAGCGCACGAGCAACTGACGTTATGATGAGTGCTGTAACTGGACAAGCAATCCTCCAGAACAGTCACGCTGTTAAAATCGTTGGATCAGCAACCGACGGTTAAATAGATTCTGTTTCGAGAGCGGCAGAGTCGTTATTAAGCACACAGGGACTTCGGTCCCTGTTTGTTTTTATGCTAAATAACATTACACGGCAAATAGGATTTGCCTGTTTTGATAAAGGAAGGACCTTATGACATACGCAACCGTTGACGACCTATTAGTCGTTGAACCTACTATACTTGAGTACGGACAACTGGATTTTGACACACAACTTGCACAATCAGAAGTTGAAGTTAACAGAGTTTTAGCAGTTCGTTGGTGGCCCTCTTATCAAAAACAACTACGCATAGACATCACCATCCGCGGTGACTTTGTAAAACTAGACTCCACAAAATTAGATCCTACGCAATGGACAAAGGCTACTGTTTATCACGCCTTGGCTTATCATATCTGTCCTAAACTAACAAAATTTGAACCTGATTCAGACCGCTTTGGTGAAATGATGAAGTATTACCAAGGACGCTTTGAACACGAAATGGATCTGAGTATCCGTGAAGGTGTTCACTATGACATTGATGATGATGGTGTCTTCTCAGACGAAGAAGGCCAGCCAGACACGTACCTAAGGCTACGTAGATGAGTGCCTCACCAGGTCTGCGTGAACAGATAGTCATAAACACAGCCACCATCCTAAGCCAACGTGCAGATCCTGGCTTTGTGTTGGTCACCCGTGAGCCATTTGATGTGGCAGAATTGGCCATTACACAATTTCCCAGCATATTGATCAGTTTCAACTCAGAAACAAGAGAAACAGTAAGCATGGGAGCACCTGCTGTGGGCAGACGGGCAGGCGAAATTACCTTGGATCTACGTGTGTTTTTGCGTGGCAATGAACTTGATAAAAAACGCAATGCCGCTATTGCCGCCGTAGAAGACGCACTGGAATCAGACAGATATTTGGACCTAAGGAGTTCAGGCGTGTTAGACAGCCAAATAACCACTATTGAGACACAGGATAGACAACCACCACTTGCAGAAGTGCTGATGAGTTTTGTGGTCTCATACAATTACTTGAGAGGATCACAAGCATGATAGTAGATGCAGGCACAGTGGGCATGGTATGGAAACCAGCACAACCACAACAACAACCAACACAACAGGAGGAACAACATGCCAAAGATGAAAAATAACGGAGTAGTTCGTGAAGTTTCACCAGAAAATGAAAAAGAATATCAGGCAGCAGGCTGGACACTAGCCACTGCCAAAACCAAATCTTCAGCGGTGCGAGCCAAAGAGGTAGCAGTGGAATCATTCTCTGCGAATCCTGTGTCACCAGGAATAAAACAAAGTGACACACAAGTCGTGTCAGACAACTTAACTAAAGGAGATGAGTAATGGCAACTTTAACAGGCAACGACGGATCTGTGATTATTGATAGCAACACATTGGCCGCAGTCCGCAACTGGAGTGTAGATGTAACTTCAGACACAATTGAATTCACCACCATGAAAGATGCATCACGCCAGTATGTAAAAGGCATGAGCAGTTACACAGGCAGTGCTGACATTTATTTTGACAGCACAGAGTTCGCCGCTGATAACGTGTTTAATCCAACCAATGGTACTGTGGGCGCCGCAGGCGTAGCCGCAAAACTATACTTGGACGAAGACGCCGCAAATGACGTGTTGATTTTTGCCAACAGCATCATTGTTACAGGCTACAGTGTTACCAGTAGCATGGACGGAATGGTTGAAGCATCAATATCATTCCAAGGCAATGGAGCAATTGGTTACAGCAACACAGGCGTCAACTAATCCATTATGGCAAAACTGTTGCTACAGGTAAAAGGTTTACCCCAGACAATGAAACAGTTGAACAACACTGTTGAAAAGGTCATAACCCGTTTAGGCACTGAAGTACGTCAAGCACTTCGTGACAAGACACCTGTACGCACAGGCACTGCAAGACGTGGATGGACAAAACGTACTCGTGATAATGAAATCACAGTAGACAACTCGGTTCCTTATGTACCTTTCCTTGAGAAGGGTACATCAAGGATGCGAGCCGCAAATCAGGGACGTGGTATCATAGGACCTGCACTCAAACAAGTCAAAAGGACAAAAGTCAAATGAGCAAAATACTAGAAACAGCAACAGGACACTTCCGCAGTCAATTAGGCGGAGCAATGAGCAAAATTACAGTTGATGAATGGGGTATGGATATCTATTTCAAGACCATAACCACACTCAAAGAACAAAGCAAACTGGTTGAATTGGCAGGGTCAAACAAAACTGTTGAAGCATTGGTAGAAAGTTTGATCATCAGAGGCAGAGACGCAGAAGGCAAGCGCCTGTTTACCAGTGCAGACAAGGTTACCTTTATGAATGAAGTTGACCCAACAGTATTGATTAGAGTAGTAAGTGAAATGAACGAAGCGATTGACTCAGTAGAAAAGGCAACAGATATCGAAAAAAACTAACAAAGGACCCAGATCTAATGTTCATGTACAGATTGGCAAAGGATCTGGGTCGCACAGTAGAAGATATTACAGAAATGAGCACACAGGAATTTCGTGGTTGGGCAACATTTTATAAATGGGAATATGACGAATCCAAACGTGCAAGCAAGAGAGCATAAAAGGAGCCAACAGTGGCAGATACAGTAACAGTTAAACTAAAAGGTGACGCTAGAGACCTGAACAGCAAGTTGGCAAAAGTCCAACGTGGTCTTGCAGGTGTTCACAAAAGCAGTGCCTTAGCCCGCAAAGGACTAGGCAGCATAGGAAAGACTGCTGTTAGGGTAGGCAACGCACTTGTAGTAGCCAGCACAGCACTTGCGGCTTTTGCCACAGCCGCTGCCGTGCGCAGCATCATCAGTGTCACCACTGAGATGGAAGGATTCAGAGCACAGTTAACCACCTACCTTGGTGATCAGAGACTGGCAAACGCAGAGATGGAACGTCTGGGTAAATTAGCCAACAGTTTACCACAGGACATTGGTGACCTAACACAAGCATTTGTGGTGTTCACACGTTTTGGTATTGGTACCAGCAATGACGAAATGACAGCATTTGCAAACATTGCGGCTGCCAACTCAAAGAGCGTAGCACAGTTTGCTGAAGCAGTTGCAGACAGTTTAACAGGTGAGTTTGAACGATTAAAAGAGTTTGGTATCAAGGTATCACAGGAAAACGGTAAATTCATAGGTAGGATTGGCGACGATGTGGTAGCAGTAGGAACCAGTGCGTCAGACCTAACCAAACAACTCACAGCACTTGGTCAAGAAAATGGACGTTTTGCAGGTGCGGCAGCCGCACAAGCAGATACACTGGGCACAGCACTCAGCAACCTGAGAGGTAGCCTGTACCTTGCCGCAGACGCTGTAGGACAAGGTGGATTTGGTGCGGCAATAGCAGAAGCCGCTAGACAAGTCACAGACTATATCACCAACAATGAAGAGTTGGTACGACAACTAAGTGTTGACTTAACCACAGCGTTTATATTCTTAAAAGATGTACTCAAGGTGGTAATTGCCAACATTGACCTGTTGGCGTATGCATTTATTGCATTGATTGCAATATCAATTGGTGCTAAGATTGCCGCTATTGCAAGTGTACTAGGCAGTGTGTTGGCAGGAGCACTGATATTGGCAACCAAGGCCGTGGTGTTGTTTAACCTGGCAATAAAACGCAATCCAATAATCTTTGGAGTCAGCATGGTAATATTAGGTATTACCAAAGTTGCTGGCAGTTTTGATGTGTTCAGTGAGGCCGCAAAAGGTGCCGCTGGAGGTGCTAAATTAGCAGGTGATGAAACAAATGACCTTGCCAAAGAACAAACCACATTCCAGAAAATCATGGCAGCAGGCAATGGACTGTTGGAAAGAGCATCAGGCGGAGTCAGTGATTTGAAACAGGCCTACGCAGAAGCCAGAGCAGAAGCACAGCGTTTTGCTGATGAAGCAGCCAAAAACAACAAGAGTTATTCTGCAACACAAATTGCCGCAATAAAAGCCGCAAAAGAAATAGAAAATAATGCCAAGGTAGACAAAGCGTATAGAGAAAAGCAACAAGGATACATTCAGACAGCCATGCTGGCTACTCAACAAGAGTTGGATCTTCAACAGAAAAGACTAGAGATGATCAACAACACTGCTGTTGAGATTGCGGCAGAAGAGGCTGTGATCAAAGCCGTGTCTGCAGCCAAGAAAGCCTATGCTGACATCACAGAAGAAACACTGCAACAGTTGGGTCAAGAAATGCGTGACAGAACCACGTTGATAGAAACAACCAAGGCACAGATTGCATTGGAAACACAACTTGCGGCAGCCAGACTCACCGCAGGCGATGCATTGGGTGGTAGTATAGCCACACAAAAGAGAGAAATTGAAGAACTTAACAAACTTATGAGTCAGACACAGGGCGACCCAGGTGAGTTGACAGGTGTGTTGTTGCAAAAAGAAAAGCAGTTGAGGAAAGAAATCTTAGAACTGATTGGTGCAGGTGCAGGTGCACTGGAAAAACAACAGGAAATTGAGATAGACAGGATTGAATATCTCAGAGATCAACAGATAATCAATGCTGAAGAAGCAGGACGTGCGGTTGCACAGATAAATCGCAAGTACGCAGACGAAATTCACGACTACAAGATCCAAAAAATGGAAGATGAACTGGCTCGTGAGTTGGAAATGAATGGTATTCGTACTCAACTTGGTGGCAAAGACGTAGAATTACTCAAAGTCAACAGAGAAACAGCCAAGAAGATTGCACGTGACAAAACAGAATTTGAAAAGAAGACAGAATTTGACAAAACACAGTTCTTCTTAGAACAAGGTGCCACAGTGTTCAATGCTCTTGGAGCACAGAATAGAAAAGCATTTGAAGCGGCAAAAGCCATGAACATTGCAGTGGCCATAATGAACACATACAGAGCGGCAACCATAGCACTTGCCAGTTATCCACCACCATTTAACTTTATTGCCATGGCAGCCAGCATTGCCACAGGCTTTGCACAAGTAGCCGCAATCCGAAGTCAGCAGTTTTCAGGAAGAGCCCTGGGTGGTGGTGTTATGGGTGGCGGTAGTTACCTGGTTGGTGAGCGTGGTCCAGAGATCTTCTCACCAGCCACCAACGGTGGCATCACTAGAAACTCAGATATCAACAGTGGCGGAACCACTGAAGTGAACTTTACTATAGTGGCAAATGACACCAGAGGCTTTGATCAATTGCTAACTGAACGCAGAGGTTTGATAACACAGATTATTGCTGATGCTAACCTAGAAAGAGGACGTAGATAATGGCTGATGTAGCACAAACATTCCCCACAAATCCAGGTTTTACCACAGTGGACTTTTCAACAGTATCACCAGGTATAACCACAGAAACCAACAGTGGCAAGATACGTAGAGCAGGATTTGGACACAGTTTCTACACATTCACAGTTAGATATCCAAGTCTAACCTATGATCAAGCACAAACCATACAAGGATACATCAACAGAACAGCAGGACAACTAAACAGTTTTGAAATAGTGTTGCCTGTGATAAGTGAAAGTCGTGCTACAGAAAAGTCAGCGACTGCAACACTGCTAACAGATTACAACAGTGGCGCAACACGTGTTACAGTTACAGGACTAACATCAGGTGACGAAATACTACGTGCAGGTGACTACTTCAAGTTTGACAATCACACCAAGGTGTATCAAACAGCCAGCACAGTCACAGCCAATGCGGCAGGACAAGCAGACATAGACTTTGGTGGCATGCTGGTAAATTCAGTATACTCAGGCAATGTTGAAGTTGTACGTGACACTGTGCCTTTTACCTGCATAATTGATAGTGACACAGTGGATGTGAGTTACAACGCAGGCAGTATCACCAGTATTGCATTAGACCTGCGTGAGGTTTGGTAAATGAAAACCTTTAGCACAGGTGTACGCACAGAAATGTACAGGGATCATTTCATTGCAATTGATCTTGTGAGGATTGATCTAAGCACACCACTGTATTTGGCAAGTGGCGGACTTAACCTGGTGTTTGACGGCAATGAATACACTGCACAAGGTGACTTTATTGGTTTCTCAAGACTCAGTGAAGACTTTGACATCAAGGTCGGCAAGTTTGAAATCTTTCTAAGTGGCGTAAACACCACCACAGTAAATACATTTGTTAACGATGATTTTGAAGGCAGTCGTGTGCGAGTTTACAAGGCATTCTTGGACTTGGACACTGGCGCTGTGGTAGACAGTCAACCTGTGTTGATGTTTGATGGACAGATATACAATGCACAGATATCAGAAGGGCAAAAAACTTGTCAGATAAACGTGGAGTGTTCAAGCCTGTTTGCAGACTTTGAACGCATTGCAGGACGCAAAACCAATTCAGGTTCCAATCACCTGTTTCAAGGCACAACTGCAGACAAGGCTTTTGACAAAAGTGGTTTTGTTGGCACAGAAGAATTCAGATGGGGCAGAAAATAATGCAGGTTAAACCAGTAACACCACAAGACTTAGATCAGACATTGAACACCTTAGAACAGTACTGGGGTCACCTGGAAGACTATGACCAAGATTCAGCAACTGATACTGTTACAACCTACAGTGCCCAATATCATTACACCTGGCTCAATTGGTGGGAAGATGGTGAGGTGGTAGGATTTGTTGGAGGCTACTTGGGTACCTTACCTTGGAATGATTCAGCAATCACAGGCTACATTACCTGTTTGTACTGTGAGCCAGAATACCACAGTGCAGAGGCCATGCAAGATCTTGTGGATTACTTTGCACAGTGGGCAATGGACGCAGGTGCAAAAACTTTAGAATTTAGATTAGAAGCACAACTACACAGCAGTGTACCTGAGATCAACACCAGTGTCAGGGAGATAAACTAATGGGTATTTTCAGTAAGGTTTTTTCACCTGTAAAGAAAATTGTAAAAAGTGTAATTGGAGTTGTTAAGAGTGTTGTAAAGGCTGTTGTGAACATTGCCACCAGTGTTGTGGATTTTGCATTACAGTTGTTCATGCCAGACATACCAGGCATTGATGGGGCAAACGAAGCCGCACGACAACAAGGTGTATTGATACAAAAGCAGGGCAGTGACGTAAACATACCATTGCTGTATGGTTTTAGAAAGTTGGCCGGCACAATTGTGTACATGGAAACAGGAAGCACCAACAATAAATTTCTTTGGGTGTCATACGTGTTCGCTGAAGGACAAGTAGAAGGACTTAAAGAAATTTTCATTGATGATGTTCAATTGAACAGCAAGTACATCAGTCAACTCAATGGTGGAGCCACCGTGAGTGTTGATGAAGGCAAGTACTCAGGTCGTGTGAAGATGCGTTTTTCACCAGGTGTGTACAACGCAGACCCAACCACCAGCACACTCAACACCAGTGTGCGTTCTGATGTGTTTGACGGTGCACCCAGTTTTACCACAGACATGCACTACAATGGTTTAGCCACACTGTTTGTTAGATATGAATTTTTTCAAATAAACACACAAGCAGATGCAGACAACAATCCGTTTTCAGGGTCAGTGCCCAAGGTACAGGTAAACATGTTGGGCAGACGAGTAGCCAGTTTGGTTACCACAGACTCAGAAAGTTTTACCTATGGTGGGGTAGGCTATGTAGAAAGATACAGCACCAATCCTGCAGAGTGCCTGTTGGATTATTTGCGTAATCCACGCTATGGCAAAGGACTAACCAACACAGAAGTTGACTGGGCAAGTTTTAGAACCTCAGCAGGCAAACTCAACACAGTGGTAGAATACACTGCAGGCACCACAGGTGAGATATGCAGTATAAATGCTGTGATGGGAACCGACCAGACCTTAACCAACAATGTTAAGATCATGTTGCATGGTATGAGAAGTTACATGCCTTATGTTCAAGGTGTGTACAAACTGCGGGTTGAAGACGCAGGAGACCCCACAGATATACTCAGTGGCGTGGCTGTTATCAGTGCTATTGCCACAACAGATCCAACACTTACCAGCAATGACCTAACCAATACATACATTGACATACAGGGCGATATCAACTATTCAGGTATTGAGCGTAGTGCCAAATACACACAGGTGTTGGTCACCTATGTGGATCCACAGCAGAGTTTCTCAAATCAACAGGTGGCGTTCCCAGAAACAGAAGCAGAACGCCAAACATTCATCACAGCAGATGGCGGTAGAGAAAACACCCTGCAGGCTACCATGGGTACCATAACCAATAGATTTATAGCATTGGACTTTGCAAGACTAATGTTCAACAAGAGCAGACAGCAGGAAACCTGCAGTATCACAGTCAGCACCAGGGGTATGGAACTGGAGCCTGGTGATATAATCAGAATACAAGGCACCATACTAAACTTTGACACCACGCCATGGCGTATTGTTAGTTTAGAATACAATGATGACTACACAACCAAATTGGGCTGTGTACGCAATCCTGAAGGCATATACCCGCACACTAGATTGAACGAAGCAGATGTAATAAGTGGACTGTTCCGCCCAGATGGCGCTACCATCATAACACCCACAATACCAGGGTCCGCTCCGCCAAGAACAGTGGTGCATGATGACACAGGCAACAATGACACAAACCCAACACCAACTGACACAGACCAAACAACTGGCAATGTTGCACTACCTGATGTGGTAGTAGACTCACCTGTGGTAGACAGCACACCTGAACCTGCACCAGAAGTCACAGTGTTGGACACAGTGATTGACTTTGGACAAATAACATTTACCAATGATGACTCAGGACAGATATACGGAACTATAAATTGGTTGCAACCAGACCATCCACAGTATGACAGTCTTGACATATATTTTAAAATATTCAACAGCACAACCTGGACATACCTGACCATCAGTGACAAACCAGGACCTGGTAAAAACATCACTGCTGATATTGGCCCGTTGTTCTTGGGTACTAATCCACTTTATGATTTACGTGCTAGGGTAAAGTACAGCACAGGTGACGTCAGCACACTGTTTGTGAGTACGCAATTCACAGTGAGTGCAACCAGTGGTGCCACACAGGACATCAAAGAGTTCATACAAATTGATCAGGGCAACTTTATTGAACAAGTAGAAGTAGATCAAGCAACACGCCGTGATGATAGGATCCAATGGACAGCAACCATGGCAAGTCTTGGCAGTGTGGGCGTTGACAGAAGCATGAGTTTTGAGATAGCACAAGACAGTTTGATCACCGCACCCAATCCAGACATACAAGGATACACGGTGTACTTCAAAACCATAGCAGACACCTTTTACACCAGAACACCGGTAGACTTTCCTGTGAGTTTTGTACCAGGCAGTAGCAATACACAAACATTCCCAGGAGATTTGGGAGTGTCAGGTGGACCCACCCTGTATGATTTTGTATTGCGCCTAAGATACAAAGACGGCACAGAAAGCAGTCAGCAGTTGAGGAAACAGATACGCATTGAATCACCTACTGCTACATATCCATACACAGCAACCACAGGTCTAAGCAGTAGAAATGAAGCCATATCAGCATTTAGTTTTCAGACTGTTGACCAAGCACCACCAGGTGCAGTTGCCAGTGCGCTGGACACTGTATTGGGTATCAGAGGCATAAACGAAGATGTCACAGGTGGTGTTAAAAGCATTAGA